GCTTAGCACCAAGGACATCAAATCCTTAACTACGGAAGACCTTACGGGGCTTAGCACCAAGGACATCAAATCCTTAACTACGGAAGACCTTACGAGGCTTAGCACCAAGGACATCACAGCATTAACTACTGTGCCGGTTAGGGTGCTAGTGACAAGTCCTGTAAATACTTTAACTACAACGCCTGTGGGCGCTTTACCAACAAACAACCCAGCGACCTTCGCCGATGCTTCGTTGATACCCGGAAACGTGCTTAAACTTGGAAAGATGGGGTCTTCAGATATGGGCTACAACCAAAACCTAAAACAACTGAGTGTTCCAGAACTTAAAGACTTGGCCGCTATGCAGAACGAAACGCTGTCCAACGTGGACATAAACAAGGCCCTGAGCCTATTGTCCATGTATGCGCCTGATGCCGAGAAGGACGTGATACCGCAGTTCTTCTCTGAGGGTGGCCAACCCGATGTTTCATCTTTGGTCAATGCGTATAGCCAAGAAGACCTGCAAACTGCGCTCAAGAAGCTGAGCAACATCGACACCGGCTTGACCTCGGTTAACCCTCAACCGCTGGTCATAAAACGTATGGGCGCTACGTCCGAGCGGCAGCCTTTGCGGCAGTTGCAGATCATCCCTCAGCTTGCAGAAATATTGCAAGCACGGGGCATGCGGATGGCTCAAGGTGGCCAACCGGACCACACCCATCCGCACTACGATGGCACGCCATTGTTTCGCACCGGTGGCCTTGAAAGCCTAGGCGGCAAGTACGTGGAAGGCAAGGGCGACGGCACCAGCGACGACATCGCCGCGATGCTGGCCAACGGTGAGTATGTTTTCTCCGCCGATGTGGTAGCGGCGCTGGGCAATGGCTCCAACAAAGCCGGGGCTGAAGAACTGGACCAGATGGTGCGGTCTATCCGTGCTCGGGCGCGCTCTGCGCCCCCCGACAAACTACCCCCAGACGCCAAGTCTCCACTAGAATACCTAAAATCCTCAAAGGGGAAAAAGCATGACTGATATTAATCAATCTTCGGCGGTAACCACCCAAACCGCGCCAGATTGGTATACCAACACAATGAACAACCTCGCCGCAAACGCGGCGAAGTATGGCGTGGGTGGAGCAAACGCGCCTTCCTATGTTGGCGCGCAGCCGCAACAAGAACAGGCATGGAACCTTGCTGGGGCCAATGTAGGAAATTACCAGCCGGGCCTGAACGCGGCGGGCAACCTGATCAACCAAGGCGCCAACGTGGACATCATGGGCGCAGCCAATCCATACTTGCAGGCCGGTACGTCAAGCTCTGCCGATCTGGTGGGCGGCTACATGAACCCGTACACCAGCAACGTGGTGGACAAGATCAGGATGGCCAACCAGCAGAACATCGCGCAGAACCTGTCGCCGGGCATTACAGCCGGTGCAGTAGGCTCTGGGCAGTTTGGTTCACAGCGCGGCGCAAATGCGCTGGCGCTGGGTATCTCTAACACCAACATCGGTGCTTTGGGCCAACAGGCCGCTGCGCTGCAATCGGGCTACTCTGACGCGCTCAAAGCCGCACAAGCTCAGCGCGCCAATCAACTCACCGCAGGCCAGACAGCGGGCAATATGGCCACACAGCAGGCCCAAGCCTACCGTGATCTAGCGGCCCAGCGCATGAAGGCTGCCGAGCAGCAACAAACGCAAAGCCTTGCCGACACAAACGCGCTGGCAACCTACGGCGCGCAAAAACAGCAGATAGAGCAAAACAGGCAGCTCTTTCCGTTGGACGTGTTGAACAAGCAGGCAAGCATCCTAAGCGGTGCGCAGGTGCCCATGACCACTACCCAGACCGCGAACACCTCCACGCTATCAATGATCGCGGGTCTTGCGTCACTTGGAGCGGCGGCGTTTGCAACGCCTACTGGCGGCGGTCCTTCTTATGCTGAACGCTTTGTTAATTGGATTAAGTCGGGTAAAAGCGGAGCTCCTCCTACTATCACCATACCTAAAGAAGGCGCCGGTGGGATGGGGTCAGTTACGATAGCTCCTGATGGCGCAGGCGGCTTCGTTGATACTAGGACCAACTTGCCTGTAAACGCAGATGGATCGCCGATTGACCAATCCACCGGTGAAGTAACTTCAGGCGGTCATTGGGAGTACGATTCTGAAAACAATGAGCCAGTTTGGGTTCCAAATTAACAAGGAATAGATCATGGCGACACAACCAATGGGCGGTTTGCCCGATCCTTCCAAGATCAATCCGTATGGCGCACCATCAGCGGATGTTGAGGAGTACCAACGCTCGCTGGAAGACAGCGTGCGGGCGCTGGAGCAGCGCTACGCCCAGCCCAACTGGTTCAACGTAGCAGCGGGCTTCTTTAAGCCTCAATTGGGCGGTTTTGCAGCCTCCTTGGGCAGTGCGGCGCAGGCCCTTGGCGAGAACGTAGAGAAGCAGCGCGAATCGCAGTTGCCCATCGCGCAGATGCGTGCGCAGCTTGCTGCGTCCAAAATCGGTATGGGACAGAACCAAAAAGTTGCAGACTTGGAACGCCAAAGACTTATCGACAAAAAACCTGTTACACCGCAACACGTAGCTGAGTTAATGAATATTGCGCCGGATTCTCCTCAAGCAAAAGCCGCTAAAGCGGAACTTGATGCGATGACCCAAAATCGCCAGTTAGAGTCTTCCGAAGTAAGCTCTCGGGCAAGCCAATACGGCCAAGCCTTAAAAGAGATTGAGCTTAAAAACATGAATCATGGTTACAAAACCATAGAAGAATTAAACGCTGCCATACAAGCCGCAAAGGATATGTATGGCCCTAAAACACCTTCTGCGGTGCGTTTGCCAACAGAGAATCCTGTTACTAAAGGCGAAGATACTTTGGGCGCTGCGGGCGCTAATACAGCTACAACTGGCGCGGATGTCGTCGCAAAAACCCCTGTAGACCCTACCAAGCCTATTACTTGGGGTGGGACAAAACTTCCTGATGCAATGCTTGCGCAAATGGAAAGTGAAGCAAAACAAAAGAAGCCCGGTGTTGCAGAAGCGCTGCAAACTTACTACGCGCAAAACCCACCGGCTTGGTCGCACAAAGAGTACCCGGTGCCTAAACCAGCGGTTCCCGCCGATTTAGACATTGAAGCAAAAAATAATTACTTGAAAGAAAACACAAAGGCTTCTACAGAGTACGTCAATAACATCGCGGCATTGGCAAACGACACAAGCACGGTTAATCGTCGTGAAAATTTAATAAACATAGTGGATCAATTGCACAAACCAACTGTGCAAACTTGGCTTGCTAGGAGCGACCCGGCTTCTGTTGCCAGCATTGTGCGAAGCGCTTTAACTAGCGAGTCGATGCCTGCTTTCATATCAAAAATGGTTGCAGGCACAAACAACTTATTGCCAACAGACCCCAAAACAATGATTTCTGATGTACAAAAATACATTCAAAATCTGGCGTCGGAGCAGCAATACGCCAATCAAATGCAAAAGGCTCAGACAAACAAGCAGCTAGCGTTAGAACAGTTTTCTGCTATAGGTCCTGAGACGCAACCGAAAGCGGCAATTCTTAAAGCGGCAGAAGAACTGCACAAGATACAACGTCTAAGCTCGTTACCGTATATCCTTGAGCCGTACGCGGCGGCGGGGCATCCAGTATCAAGTATGCTTAATTCTGATAGGCTTTCTGACTACAACAAGCACTGGTCTGCGTTGCACAGGGCTCTCCCAAAATTTGCGGAAAGGTTAGAGCTTCCTACAGCGTTGACTGTACCTGATGCGTATAAACCCGGTTTTAACTATGAGTCTCTAAAACCCAAGGAGGCGCAATAATGGATGATGACTTCAGCTATCTAAGCCCTTCTGCTAAGAAGAAAGAAAAGTCTGCGCCCGTTGTGCAGGCAGAACAGGTTGAGGCCCCCGCTGCTGTGCAGGCAGAACAGGTTGCGACCCCCGCTGCTGTGCAAACAGATCAGCCCGCACCCCCAGATCAAATAGACGAGGATGAAGGGTTAAAGTATTTGCGACGCGGTAAACCCCCAGAGGATTTCACCAAACTCATAGAAGACGCAAAACGTGAAGCCAATCTTTGGGCTGGTGGAGAACTTGGGGCTGTTGCAGGCGCGGCAGGGCCTATCGCAAGGGGTATTGGGTCTTTTGTAGAAGAAAAAGGCGCGGATGTTCTTGCGCGGGCGCTCAGCCGTGTGCCGGGGTTGGCGGATCGCCTTGGCGCGTTAAATGCTTCAGGGGAAGACCTTACCTCTGGTGAAAAATGGGCTGGTAAAACAGGATTTGGCGCAGGCAAGGGCACTGTTCAACAAGTTAGTTCTAAATACAATCGCCTAAAAAGTAAAGGTCCCGTATCTGGGAGACTAGATAAACTTTATGGTCCTAAACTACCGGGCGAACCTGATAGCTTAATCGACCGAATGCTGCTTCGTTCACAAAATGCTGAAGCAGCAAGAAGCGCCGCACTTGCCGAAGAACCTTCGTTTGGAAAAGCTGTTGGTAGCGGCATAAAAAATGCAGGCAATTTGTTTGGTTCATCAGCCTATGGTGCTTTGCATGGTATGAATTTGGCAAACCAAGCTCAAGAAGCCATGAACACATGGGGCACCAATACAGCAGAGGCACTAAGTCATGCGACAAGCGGATTAGGCAGCGCAGCAGATTTAGCAAGCAATTTTATGCCTGAAATGCTGCGGCAGGGTGTGCGTAAGTACGTGAGCCCTCTAGCTATGCTTGGTGCAGGCGCAGCAGATGTGGCTAAGGGCTACGGCGAAACTACAGAACCGGCACGCCCCGCCGAAACACAATCTGATTACGCAAAACGTGTTATGACTGGGCAGCTTCGTATGCCAAGCGCTGTAGCAAAAACCGCAATGGGTGTAGCCAATCCTCTTGTTGGATTTGCGTCCATGGCCCCGCCTCTTTCGCTAGATTACGCTATGGAAAACCCAGAGCAAGTTAGGCAATGGGCGGCGTTGGGTATATACGACGACCCAGATGCCATAAAAATGGGACTACAGTCGCCTATCGGCCAAAGACAGCGCTACGCAAGACAAATTGGCGCAGGGCGCGGCCTAATTAACCGTTAACTTATTTTCGGCCACAGGCCATGGCAGCGGATAAAAACAATACCAACAAAATCCATCCAAGCATAGTTGTCTCCTAGGTCAATTCTGACCCTTAGCCCCCGTAACTGGGGGCTTCTTTTCACATAGCCCCGCGCTTCTCGCTCAGTGCTCGCGCCACTTCGACGTTGAGCGATTTCACAAACTTGATGCACTCGGCGCGCTCAAGGCGGGCGTACTTTAGGGCCAGCTTCTCTTCGATCTTGGTCGCGAACTCAATCACGTCCAAGTTGTCGCAGTACAGGCCCTTGGGGTCCACGGGCTGGCTGGGGTCTTGGCTCTTGCAAACCCACAGTATGTCTTTGATGTCTTGTTCAGTAAGCATAATGTTCTCCGGTTAATGTAACTTCGGGTTTGATTATAATGCGGCCATGACCCTAGCCGAATATTTCAAGACCGATGTGCGCGGCGCCAAGAGCGAGATGGCCGAGTACCTCAAGATCAGCCCCACGTGGATGGCGCTGATCATTGCTGGCAGGCGCAAGGCCTCCCCAGTGTTGGCGCTGGCTATTGAGAAGGCCACTGGGGGTCTAGTGACCCGGCAAGAGCTTCGTCCTGATATTTTTCTATGAGCGCCTCGCGCCATTGCTTTAGCAGCATTTTGTTGTCCTCCCTGAGCCGCTGGTTTTCTTCCGTTAGTTCATGGGCGATGTTCTCTAAATTCTCTCTTTGCCACAGGGCGAAATTAGCCATTTGTTTTATTCCAAGTTTCCGGGGTGAAGTTCTATCTTAGCCGCAAGATACGCTTTGTGAGCTTCCTGCGCTGTCTTGAATGATCCTATGTGAGTCTTTTTACCACCCGCAGCTATCTGCGCAATAAAACTGTATTTGGTGTGGTGGACGCCTAACAATTTACTTTTACTATTTGAGCGAGCGGCTACCGCATTTTGGCAATTAAGTGCGGTTGGAACATCTCGTAAGTTGGATATGCGATTGTCATCTTTGACCCGATTCATGTGGTCTATATCTTTGCTTGGCCAACAACCGTAAACGTAAAACCATGCTAGTCTGTGCGCCCCGTAAAGTTTCCGTTCTACACATATTTGTCGATGTCCGTGCGAATCAAAAGTTCCCGCCATGTCGTTTGCACGAGCCAAATGCCCCCGGTAAACACGCCACCTAAAAATGCCAGTTTCTGGGTCGTAGTGCAGCAACTCGCGCAGGCGAGCTTGAGTTAAAATGTTTGTAGTCATGCGAAGTGTCTTTCGTGTTGATGAGAAACCCCACGCGGCTTGCAGGCCCTTGGGGTTTCGTTATTTTAGCTTTTTATAGCGTTTCATGGCGTCTAGCAAGATGTCTTGTACTTCACGTTTGGTTTCTAAACGTTCTAGCACCAGTTCGTCCACTGTTCCTTTAGCCAGTATTCGGTGAATAAATACCGGCCTGTCGTACCCTGCTTGCAACTGCCTAACAGGCCCAATCCGCTCAATAATTTGAAGGTGGTTTTCCAAATTGAAATCAACCGCGAAGAACACCAGTATATTGCCGCCGTCCTGCAAGTTAAGGCCGTGCCCAGCGCTTGCCGGGTGGGCGAACAGCAGCGGTATTTTGCCTTCGTTCCAGTCCCGTATGGTCTGCGGGTTCTTGTCCAGATGGCGCCCCTGTGGGAAGGCCTTAAGCAGCCGCGCGAGGTCGCTCCTGAAGTTGTAGGCCACCAGCACCGGCATGCCTGCGGCCTCCTCCACAATCGAGTCTAGGGCCTCTATCTTGGCCTTGTGCAGCTCGCGCCACTCAGCGGCGCCCTCACCCACATACATGGCGCCATTGGCGATCTGAAGGCACTTCTGGGTCTTGGCAGCGGCGTTGAACGCCTCGACCTCGTGCCCGGAGTCCAGCGACGTGAACATCTCCTTTTCCATCTCTTTATAGTGCTTGCGGGCCTTGGGCGGCAGCGTCACCATGATGTCGTTGATGATGGGTTTCTTCAGGTCAAACCAGTCCTTGGCCTCGATGGTCAGGCACACGTCGCGCAGCTTGTCTTGTATCTCTTTTTGGGCGTGGCGCATGGGCTCCAAGCCAAAGCCGTCGCGGGCCGTCTGGAACCAGCGCTGGCTAAAGGCCGTGAACGTACGCCCAAGGCGCGTGCCCGCGTCTAGGAACCACGCCTGTCCCCACAGGTCCTTGAGGCCGTTGCTGGCCGGTGTGCCGGTCAGCTCAATGATCCGGTTGATGCGGGTGTGGGCGATAGAGCCCAGCGCCTGCGCCCGCTTGCCGCCTTGGCGTAGCCGAAAGGACTTGACCCGCGTGGACTCGTCCAGCACCACGGTGCGATAGGGCCACTTGTCGCCCCAGTAAGCCACCAGCCAGACCAGTTGCTCGTAGTTGGTGGTGTAGACCTGCGCTGGGCTGCGCACAGCTTCTATGCGTTCTTTCTCAGTGCCCGTGATGGTCACGACGTTCATGCCGCACAAGTGCTTCCACTTGAGCACCTCGTCGGGCCACGTGCCGGTGGCCACGCGCAGGGGAGCCACGACCAGCACTGGGTCATCCTCCACCAACAAGATCGCCTCAATGGCCGTGAGCGTGGCCACGGTCTTGCCGGTGCCCATACCGGCCCACACCGCGCAGCGCTTGCTGTTTAATATGTGCTCAATGATCATGCCCTGATACGGGCGGGGGGTGAATACTTGCCTCATGCCAGTAGCGCGTCCACGCCCTCCATGCTGTCGATCACCTCAACAAACTCGCCTAACCTGCGCATGCGGTTGTGCTCGCGTATCTGCGTGGAGCGGGGCTTGACGCCGGGCGCCTTGAGCTCAATCCAGATGGGCTGGCGTCCCGGCAGCATGACCCGGCGGTCCGGTGCGCCGACGTGGCCGATCCACTTGGCCTTGCGGATTTCGCCGCCCTGCTCTTTTACCCGTTTGACGAGGTACTTCTCAATATCTGATTCGCGCATTAGTCTTTCCTGTATCGGTATGTTTCAAAACCCGCTGCTGCCAGCGGCATGTCTAGCGCCCACGAGGGCGGTGTGGCCAGCAGTGCGGCCATGTGGTCAACGTTGTACTCGGGGCTGTCCGGTGCCTCGGCGATGATCTCGTCATGCACCGTCAGCACGATCTGGTAGCCCGCAGCCTCGATCAGCGGCATGTTCGCGGCCATCACGTCACGGGCGATGGCTTGGCACAGGTTCTCAAAGAGCTTGCCGCCGTGGGTGTGGATGCGGGTCCACTTGCGCGTGAACTGGTCCACGCCCATGTAGGTGATGCTGCCGTCCTCCACAATCTTAGGGCTGGGGTAGCACAGCGAGCGGCCCGAGGGCAGCGTGATCAGCAGCCAGCTCTTTGCGGCCTTGATCTTCAGCCCCAGCGTGGTGTAGGTCTGGCCACGGGTGTGCAGGGCTTGCAGCACCGCGTTCTTGAGCCTGCCCCAATACCCTGAGATGTTGGGGTGGGCGTCGCGCCATGCGCGCTTTAGCACGTCGCAGGCCACGAAGGCGTCATCGGACAGCCCGTAGCGCGGGCGCTTGTCCTTGATGGCCCACTCCAAAAACTTGTCGGCCTTGGCCACCAGCTCCTCGTCGGCCAGCTCCAGTACCTTTATGGCAAGGTCTTCGAGGTTAATGCTGTAGGCCCCGGCAAAGGTCGCAAAGGCCCCCACGCCGCCCTCGTAGGCCAGCGCAAGCTCTTGGACCTTGCCCACCTGCCGCTGGTCTTTGTTGACCTTGTCGGGGGCCACGCCAAAAGACTTGCTGTACGCCATCTTGTATAGGTCAGGCCCCGTGCCCTCGTCAAAATCGCAGAAGGCCCGCAGCTTCCACTCCTCGTTGGCCAGCCACGCCTGCACCCGGCCCTCAATGTTGGCCAAGTCGGCAATAACTAGTTTCTGCCTATCGGGCGCCACGATGCAACTACGGATGGACGAGCTTATCAGCTCCATGGTGTTGCCGGTGATAAGGTGCGCGCACTCGGCCTTGAGCGCCTCGATGCCTAGGTCGATCTGGTCTTGCTTGAGCGTGGGCCGGGGCAGGTTCTGGGGCTGGAACAGCCGCCCAGCCCAGCGCCCAGTGCGCGCCGCGCCGTTGAACTGCAACAGCCCGCGCAGGCGCCCATCCGCGCTGGTGCCCTTGCGCAGCACCTTGTACTTGGCCGTGCTGGTGGAGCTGGCTTGTAAGCGCACTGTCAGCAGCTCCTTGAGCGCTGGGGGTACGTCCATGGCCAGCGTTTTCTCTACGGTGGCCATCTGAAGGTCCGGCATGTCGATACCGTAACTCTCAAGTATGTGCAAGCGCAACGCTGCACCCTGTGTGGTATTGGCAACTTGGCCGTCGGTAAGCTCCACCGAGCGCTCGCTCAGTTCGTGCTGGGCCTTGCCCACGGCCTTGATGGCCGCATCCACCAGAGCCATGTCGATGGCCACGCCCCGGTCGTTGATGGTCTGGTCTAGCTGCCACAGCGCCGTCTCCGCCGGGGTCATGTTCACCATGGGCATAAGCCGCATGACTTCGCGCATGGCCTCGATGTCCGAGGCCGCGTAGGCCTTGAAGCGCTCCCACTCCGCCGGGTGCGTCTCGCGGGCGGCCCGGCGCAAGATGCGGTTCTTGCCCAGCGGCTTGCAAAAGAGCTGGATCAGGCGCTTGCCGTCCTTGTCCTTGGCCTTGTCGGTGGGCAAGCCCAGTATCTCGCAGAGCATGCCCAGCGAGCCCGGCAAGCCGTGGCTCAGGGCTTGGACCATGGTGTCATGGATGCGGCTAGTGGGGATGTCGATGCCCCACACATGCCGGATTACCGTGCGGTCGAAGTGGCTGTTATGGATCACCACCTTGACCTCGGGGTCGAGGATGGCATCGCACAAGGACAATCGCGGTGCAGCGATTGTCACGTCATCTACCTGCACGGGCCCATCGTCCCACGCATACGCCACCAGCAGTATCTCTGCGTCTGCGGCGTACACGTGCGTGCCATGGGTGATGGGGGTCTCGGAGTAGGTCTCCAAGTCCAAATATAAAGTTTTCACAGCGGGCTACTGGTACGGGTTTTTTGGACGCAATTGCGGTTGCAGCGTGTTTGGCTCGCTGATCTTGTGCAGGATGCTTACGACCTCTTGCGTGCCTTCAGTAAGTGCCTCTGACTGGAGCAAGCGGCCCACCAGCTCGGGGTTCTTCTTGGCGTAGCCCTCACCAAAAACGATGTCAATCGCCTCGGCGGCGTCCCATATCTTGTCTTTAAGTCTGCCCATGGTAATTCCAGTATGTGTGTATTAAAGTAAATCTTCAAGACGTAAATAAATCATGCTGCGCCATTGCGTGACAACAGGCATGTGGTTGTGCGCTTGGGTAGGCTCAACTTTCCCAAGCGGGTGAATCCAACCAAGGCTTTTCAAAGCCCGGACCCCAGATACCCATACATTGGGATGCAATTCTTTTGGGCGATACAGCTTTTTTTGCGTGCAATATTCCCGAAACTCATCGCCAAGCACTATGGGTTTTTGCAAAAGCAATTGTTCGGCGCATGCTAAATAGCTCTCTACAAAGTCTGGCGCGGTTTTGTATGCTTTCTCCCAACACTTGCTTGCAAGGGCCATGGCGTTTTGCATTCGTTCTGACATTGATGCACCTATGTGTATGTAAGGTGGGGGTACTCGCTGCACTATGGGCCGCATGGGTTCAAGACTCAATTGTTTTAAACCATAGCATCCGCTTTCCCCCCGAAAATCAAACCAAGTCGGCTGCGCTCAAGTCGTCAAAGTCATCGGAGTCGGCCACACCGCCCCCTGCAAAGCTCTCGCCGTCCTTGGCGAACTGCACGCCCATCAGCGTGGCGTTGATGCGCTTGCCGTAGTTGTTGTCCTGCACCCACAGCTCGACGCTGGCGTTGACGTAGCAGCCAGCGTAGGGCTTGCCGTCCTGCGCCGTCAGCGGGGTCTTGTTCACATCGATCACCAAGGGCTTGATCGCGTTGCGGGCGCTGATATACATCATGCCCTCAAAGCCGTCGTAGTTGGCCTTGAGGTCACCGCTGTGCAGGCAGGTCTTGTCGGCTGCGCGGATGGTCTTGAGCATGGCGTCGGCCTTGGCGCCCCACTTCTCCTTGGCCACCGCGTCGATCGCATCGGTGATGACCTTGATCTGCGAGTCTTTGGGGCTGATCAGGAACGCTGCGGAGAAAGCAGGCTTGCCCTCGCCGTTGACGGTCTTGGCCTCAAAGAGCTGGGGGAACGACAGGCGCACGTTGTTGAGTTTTACTTTCATGGGGAAATCTCCAAAGGTTAAGGGTTTGTCACGTCATCAAAATCAGAAGCGGTCGCTGACGTAACCAGTGCGGGACGCTTATCGGAAACAGGGGCCACCGAGGGGGAGCCCTCAGACTGGGTGATCAGCTCGACGATCTTGGTCCACTGGCGTGGTCCGATCTCGCCTGCCTTGGCCAGCTTCTCAAGGCTGGTGGGGCTGGCCAGTTTGTAGTCGTACATCTGGTCGTGCTTGATGCGCATGGACTTGAGCAAGGCCTCGGCGTCGTCGTCTTTTGACCACTGGCGGTTGCCCTTCTTGCCCTGCACCAGCTTGTAGCCCGGCACAGGCTCACCGGCCAGCAGGCGCCGCTCTACTTCAGCGCGCACGGCCTTGACCCACTTCTCGATCATGTCGGCGTTGGCCATCACACGAGCCAGCTCGTCGTCGTCCGCCGTCGCGGCAACCACATTGTCAAAGTCGTTCATCACCGCTGTGCGGATGGCCGGGCACGTGGCCTTGGCCCTGCACCACTGGCAACCCTTGGGCGAGGGCACCAACGGCGCGTCCGGCTGGCGGGTGTACTCGGCTGCGAACTGCGCTTCAATGGCGAAGTTGTTCAGCTCGTTAACGCTCAGGCTCCACTCGGGCGCCGCGTTTAAACGGGGCTGGACAATGCCAACGCGCACGCGCTGAAAGTCGTAGGCGATGTCCCACTCCTTGAGCACGCCGCAGGCGTACATCAAGAGCTGCGGGTTGTCCTGTGCCTCCACCTCCACACCGCGCCCAAACTTAGCGTCCAGCACGATCAGCTCGTCCGAAGTCAGGATCACGGCGTCAGCGGTGCCTTGAGCGCCGGGCTCCATGGTCAGGTGGTCGATGCCCACGCGCTGCTCCACTAGCAACCGCCCGTTGGTGGCTTTGACAACAGAGCGCACGTGGTCCACGTACTTCTGCACGGCCTGCGCCTGCTCAGGCTGCAAGATCAGCCCGGTCTCGGTGTCGGTCACGCCGATGTAGTCGGCGGCGTTGGTGTTAGCGGCCAAGCAGTGCGCCGCCACGGTGTGCATCATCGTGCCCTCCTCAGCGCTGGACGAGCTGGTGTCGGGGATGTCCTTGCACAGCGCCACCGAGCCGGGGCAGGTCATCCAGCGCACTGCGCTGCTGGGCGATAGCTGGGCGTGTGCGCTCATGCTAGCTCTGCCAAGAAGGCCGCGTAGTCAGCGGGCTTGAGCTGAGGGCCCTTGGCCGCGCCGAACTTGGCCAGCGCCGCAAGGACCTTGGCTCGGTCCTTGGGGAAGGTGTCGGTGATGGCCTTGGCCACCATGTCGTAGGTTACCTCCGAGGGAACCATCACCGGTGCGTCAGCCGTTAGCGTAGCGGTCGTAGCTCCTGACTCCGACGTGGCGGTGACTGGCGCCTCGGCCTTGTCTGCCTTGGGGCGCGACTTTGGGGCGGGGGGTACCTCCTGCGGAGCAGGCACGCTTACTTGGGCGCTCTGTAGGGTAGCGTTGAGGGCGTTCACTGCGTCGGTGAGGCCCCGGATTGTGTCTTCTAGGCTCATGTGTGTATCTCCGTTGTTCCACAACACAATTGTTGTGGCGAGGCGATCTTACAGCACATTTTGGGCAGTTGCTGTAACTTTTTAAAAAATATTTGTTGTAAAGCACAACTTTCTGTTGTATGCTGTGCTTCCCTACAACTTTTTGGAGTACACCCGCATGAACTGGAACCCTTACAAACGCATTGCTGCATTGGAGCGGGAGGTCATAGACCTACGAGAGCAAGCAAGGCACTTAAACGTCCGTCTTGACCTATTACGTTCGGTGATTAGTAAGCCCTACGCCGCCGCCCCGGTGCGCAGTGAGGGTGAGCCGGTACACACCGAGGCCGAGGTAGCTTCCGTGGCCGAACAAAAGCGGGAAAAGCACCGTGAGTACCAACGCAAATATTACCAACGCAAGAAGATTAAAGAAAAGAGACGCGAGTACCAGCGCAACTACTACCACCAAAAGAAAGCCGACAAGGCCGCAGAACAGGCAGTTGGGGGTACAGAATGATGCGCCGCATGGGAATACGTGAGATGCTCAAAGAGCCGTTTAAAAAGCCTACACCTTTGGAGATGATAGCGGCAGAGCTTTCTGAGGCCCATATCTCCAAGCTGGAAGCTGAAACCGCAGTCGAGTATGCACAGAGCATTGTCGATTACAACCTTAACCGAATTGAGCGCCTGAACAAGCGCATGGAGGAATACAAATGAAAGACAACCAAGAGATAGCGAAAGACTATACCGAATGGCTGGTGAAGACCGGTGGTTGTGCAAGGGACATGACCTTGCGTGACCACTTTGCTGGGTTAGCTATGCAGAAATTGATATCAGCAGACCAGCAGACTCCCCATGATTACGTAACTGTTGACGCTTACAGCTACGCAGACGCCATGCTCAAGGAGCGTGCCAAATGAAACCAGCAGACAAATTTTATGCAGAGCGCGGCAGGGAGCATGACCCTGACCCCGCAGAGGAAGTGTTCGCCAGCGTCAAGGCACTGGTTGCCGTGATTGCTGTGACCGCCACAGTAACGCTGTTATCTTTTTTAATTTGGGGGAAGTGATGAATATCATTGAACTAGCAAAGCAAGCGGGGTTCCAAGACGCCGATTGGAATTACACCAAAGGTCTTGAGAAGTTTGCCGCTTTGGTAGAAGCAGCAGCCCGTGCTGATGAGCGTGAGGCGTGTGCAGATATTGCAGAGCATTGGCACAGTAATGGCTCTCCACGTGTTGGAGTAGCCGCACAAATCCGCGCAAGGGGAACAATATGACAGGCTATCAATCTTATTGCGTGTACTGCAAACGTCCCGTGTGGACAATATTAACTAAATGTAGGAGTTGCGGAAAATGACAGGCTACGAATCAAAGAAAGCTATGGCGCGGGACAAGCTGCTTGAACTAGCGCAAGAAGGAATGAGTATGCACTCGCATGACGCGCCTGAATACATTGTCTGCGAGGCGTTGATTGAAGCCTTGGCACAGACAGAGCAGGAGCCTGTATGCCCTGAATGCAAAGCGGGGGTGCTTTATGAATGTGTGGCTTGTAGTAGCAACAACTATCCACCAAAGCCAGCGCAGGAGCCTGTGGCGTGGTTATGTACGCCAGACGAAGACGGTTTGTTTGGTTTACCTTTAGCGGACAAAGGTTGCAAAGATTGCTTCCCCGTTTACACCACACCGCCACAGGAGAAGAACAGTGCGTAAGTCAACCCACACCGACATCCGTGAGGCGCTCAGGAAGATGCCTGACGGGCTTAGCGTACTGGACCTGCGCCACATGACCGGGTTGAGCCAATACACCCTGCGCCAAGCGCTGGCCAGTATGGCCGACGTGTACATCGACCGCTGGGAGAGGACCAGCCGCCGCTTTGTTGGGCCCAACCCCCAGTGGCGCGCGGTGTACATCGCCGTGCCCATACCGCCCAACCAACCACGACCAATAAACGAAAGCACACCATGACCGGAATCGAAGAAGCAATCCACGCCGTGGGCTCACAGGCCCAACTGGCAGACGTCTTAGGCTGCACCCAGCAGAACGTCTCCATGATGCTCAGGAAGGGCTACGTGCCTACCAAGTGGGTCAGGGCGGTGGAGCAGGCCAGTGGCATCCCACGTGAGCGCTTGATCAACCCGGCACTGGCCGAGCTGCTGGCGCCCAACGAGGTCTAGCACTCTGCTAGACTGTCTGATGGACACGGATAGGTCTGGGGTAGCTCCCCAGCCCGAAGAGCGAACTACCCCCGCCTGCCGTTGTTTCTTCTTTGGGGTACGTTGCTGGGTAGAACAATGACAAACACGACACCCGACCTGCCACCAATTGGGCAGGTCTTTAACGGCGCCAACATCCCCACCGAGCTTAAGGCCCTACGCCGCTGGGCAGTCTGGAAGGCCATCTGGAACGAGAGCCGCCAGAAGTACGACAAGGTGCCCTACAGCGCCATGCACCGGGGCCTGTCCACCAAGAACGTTACCGACTGGGGCGACTACGAGAGCGCCTCGGCCACGCTGCGCCTGAACCCCTCGCGCTACCACGGGCTGGGGCTGGTGCTCACCAACATCTCGGACGTGGTGGGCATCGACCTTGACAACTGCCGCGCGGACGGCCAGATCGCGCCGTGGGCGCGTGAGATCGTCGAGGCCATGGGCAGCTACACCGAGATAAGCCCCAGCGGCACGGGCCTGCGCATACTGGCCCACGGCAGCGCCGATATGGACTGGAACAACCACGACGTGGGCATCGAGGTCTACGGTGGCCATACGGCCCGTTTCCTGACCATCACTGGCCACACCTCCAAGCCCCGGCCCATGGTCCCAGCTAAGGCCGAGGTGCTCACCGGCTTGTTCGAGCAGCACGGCAAGACGCGCAAGGCCGCGTCGGTGATCCAGATCGCCATGCCCGAGCTGATCCACGAGCTGGCCCTGCCCGACGTGCAGGACATGGAGCTGCCAGAGGCCACCAAGGAGCTGCTACTGCACGGGCCGAGCGAGGACGTTGCTGACCGTTCCGGGGCGCTACACGCCGCTGGGGTCCAGCTCTACAGCGCTGGGTACGACGACGCCACGGTGCTGTCTATCTTCGCGGCCAGCCAGCCGGTGATGGACATAGCGCTGTCCCACCGCAGGCAGGACCCCGAGCGGGCTCTGGCCTACCTGTGGGTCGAGCATTGCCAAAAGGCCAAGCCCAAGGCCATCACCCGCGACTCAATCCTGTCTGACTTTGACGACCTCACCAGCGACCCGGAGGTGGCCCAGCAGCTAAAAAAGTCCAACGAGGCCAAGGCCGTCAAAGAGAGCCGGTTCAAGCTGGAGACGGCCTCCGAGTTCGTAGTGCGCCGCAAGGCCTCGTGGATCATCAAGGGGGTGCTGCCCAATGCCAACTTAGGCGTGTTCTACGGGGCTTCCGGCTCGGGCAAGTCGTTCTTTGTTTTTGAGATGCTGGCCGCAGTGGCCCGTGGCATCGAGTGGCGCGGCCACCGGACCCGCAAGGCGCGCGTGTGCTGGGTGGCCGCTGAGGGCCAAGAGGACATGCGCAAGCGCGTGGCCGGGTACTGCGCGCACCACGGCATCGACCCCAACGACTTTGAGATGCACTTTGTGAGCAACGCACCTAACCTGCTGGACATCGACGACACCAAGGCCTTGGTCAAGCAGATCATGCTCAAGGGCCAGTTTGACATGGTGGCCATCGACACGCTGGCCCAAGTCATGCCCGGCGGCAACGAGAACAGCGGCGAGGACATGGGCAAGGTGCTGGGGCACTGCAAGGAGATCACCCGCATCACGGGCGCTATGGTGGGCCTAGTCCACCACAGCGGCAAGGACGAGTCCAGAGGCGCGCGGGGCTGGTCAGGGCTCAGGGCAGCGGCTGATTTTGAGTTTGAGGTCATACGATCGGACGAGGAGCGGGTGGCCATCGTCACCAAGATGAAGGGCGGGGCCGATGGCAAAGAGTTTGGCTTCAGGCTGGAGACCATCGTGGTTGGCCAAGACGAGGACGGCGACGACGAGACGACCTGCGTGGTCTCGTTCACCGATGGCAGCAGAAAGTCTGTGGCAGCGGCCAAGGGGCCCAATGGCAACACCAACGCGCTGGTGTTTCAGACGGCTAAGGTCCTGCTTGATTTTGCCGGAGAGAGCCCCGTAACTGAGAACGAATTGATCACGGCGGCGGTGAGCAAGATGACAATGGATGCTTCCGCGAAGCGCGATTTAAGGCCCCAGATGGCCCGCCGGAGCTTGAAATCGCTTATTGAAGGCAAGTTTTTGGTTCTGGATGCTGATGGCCACGTGACCATCTTTAGTGGCGCGAAGCCGCAAAACAATGCGAATACGTAAAAAAGTGCTTGCAACAGTTGCAACAGTTGTGCAACAGTTGCATATTGTTGCACGTTGCAAGTGCAACAGTTGCAACACTTACCTTTAGGTAGTGTTGCATGTTGCAGAGGTTGTTGCGTTGCAGTTGGTAATTATTTGCAAAAACTATCGGTGGAAGGAAAACAATAGAATTATTTTACAAAAAAGTTGTTGTACAAGCAAAAAGGCGTGTACACTTCAGCCATCGCAGCAAACACTGCGGTACTTCTTAAACACACATATCTCGGAGTATCAAAATGGCTAAAGAAAAACTGGTGGTGGAATTGAACGAAGGCTCGGTGGATCGTCTGGGCATGCTGCTCGCACAGATCAAGGACCTGACCGATCAGGCCGACGCGATCAAAGACGCGATTAAGAAAAGCGGTGAGTCGCAAGAGGGTTCGCTGTTCATGGCGACGCTGGTGGACATGGACCGCAAGGTCTTCGACAAAGATTTCTTCATCAAGGACCAAGGCCCTAACGGCGCCTCGATCTACGATGCCTACACAAAAAACACGTCGTGCATCTCGGTGCGCGTCACATCCCGTTAAACCCCCCGCCCCCTAGCGGGGGCTTTTTGAACCTAGGAGTACATCATGATCCGTTACGCATCCTCTTCCAAGCAGTCTAGCTTTCGTAGCCAGTCGGCGTTGTCCAACGAGCAGATCGCCTACCACGCCCCCAGCGTGATGGCCAGCGAGGCCCACGAGAGCCGTGGCGAGCGCTACAGCTTCATCCCCACGATCCAAGTGATCGACGGCCTGCGCGCCGAGGGCTTCCAGCCCTACGAGATTCGCCAGACCAAGGTGCGCGACGCCAACAAGCGCGAGCACACCAAGCACATGGTGCGCATGCGTCACGCCAGCTCTATCGTGGCAGACGAGGTCCCCGAGATCATCCTCCTGAACAGCCACGACGGCAGCTCCAGCTATCAGATCATGTCGGGCGTGTTCCGGTTCGTGTGCTCCAACGGCCTGATCGCCGGCGACATGTTCAACAACATCCGCGTTCGCCACACCGGCAACGTGGTGGGCGACGTGATCGAGGGCGCGACCCGTGTGCTGGAGGACGCCAAGCAGATCGGCAGCCGCATCGACGAGTACAAGTCCATCACCCTTGACTACGACGAGCAGCAGGCCTTCGCCCGCTCGGCCCTGCAAATTCGCTGGGGCGATGAGAAGCCCGTGCAGGCCAGCCGCCTCTTGCAGCCCAGCCGCTGGCAGGACCGTCAGGACGACCTGTGGACCGTCTACAACCGGGTCCAAGAGAACATGATGAAGGGCGGCGTAGCCGGGCGCAGCGCTACTGGCCGTCGCACCACCACCCGCGCTGTGGGCGGCGTCACCGAGAACGTGAAGCTCAACAAGGCGCTGTGGACGCTGGCCGATACCATGGCAGCCCTGAAGCTGGACAAGGCCACCGACCAGTTCATCGCGGCCCACGAGCACGCCTACCTGTAAACCCAACGGCCCCCTCGGGGGCCACAACCGGAGAAGACCATGCAAACGATCACCCTAGGCAAAGCCCGCTACACCGTGCACGAGCACCGCACCGACTTCATGTCGCAGTTGCTCAAGTTCACCGGCAAACCCAAGCGCACCAAGCTCACGCCAGAGAAGCGCTACTTCCCCAAGACCGGGGAGAGCATGAGCACCAGCGAGTACGTGCACGCCTACTACAAGCTCAACCGTCTGGGCGAGCCCGAAGCGGTGGACCAGCTCTTTGGGCCGATGACCAAGCACATCAGCCTGCACATTGGCCAAGACACCATGGAGATAGAGCCATGAGATACCGCGAGCATTACCCCATCCACAAGCCCATGGCGCCGCTGCCCTACGCCATCGCTTGGCTGGCCCTTACACTCGCCTTCGCCCTGCTGGGCGTAACCATTGCCTACTGGATGTGATCATGGCCACCAAGACACTTAAAACAGCCCAAAACGAGCCCGAAGTGGTGACGGAGTACCGTATGCCCACCGAGGTGGCCAATTGGATCAAGCAGGCCGAGAGCCGCCTTGCCTACCTGACCACCACGGTAGAACGCCTAAAGGGTGAGAACGTGGCCTTGCGCAAGGCCAACAAAATTATGGAGGCCCGCGTCATGGGCCAAAGTCAGGAGTA